ATATATTAAGGTAACACGTGAACATAAGTAGGTTAGATTTTTATTTAACACGCTAAATGTCTACTAAATATAATAAATTACAGGAGAATCAGAATGCCTTTCACTATCAGTCCAGGCGTACTATCTAGAGAGATTGATCTAACTACAGTAGTACCTACAATAGCAACAACACGCGGAGGATTTGCCGGTCCTTTTCTTTGGGGTCCAATTGAAGATCCATTGAATAGTGCGGTGTCCTCATCTTCAGATCTACAAAAAATATTTTGGAAAAAGAATGAATCTACTGCTGTTTCCTACTTATCTGCACAAAATTTTCTTCTTTATGGCGGTACTTTAGAAGTAAGTAGAATAGCAAATACTTCAGCAACTAATGCAACTACAGCAAACACAACATGGGGAGCTACAGTACCTGGAGAAACAGTTTTAATTAAAAATACAAAAGCATATGAACTTGGTTTTGATGAAGCATCTGGTGGATTAGTCACTAGTAATTACGGACCATTTGTCGCAAAATATGCAGGAGAAAGAGGTAATAGTTTAAGAATTTCAATTTGTGGACCAACAAGACCAGAAGTAGAATTAACAGGAACATATTCAATTAGTGGACCTTCAGGGGCTGCAACTTCAACTGGTGCATTAGTTAATGAAGAATTAAGAGTTGGTGATGTAGTTTCATACATGGGTGGTACTGAGGGAAGCCCTGTTCCTGCAACAGCAGTATGTATTAATATTGCTGGTGGTGTTCCAACATTTGCTTCTAATACTTCAGCAGGAGCAGTTGCAAGTATTGATAATACAACATTGACAAGACTAGCAAGATCTTCTTTTTCTCAACCTTCTAGTCATATGATAGGTCATGTTTCAGTAGCAAGAAATAATGCAGAAATTACTGGTTTTATGACAAGATTTACTGCTCAATTTGAGGTTGGTGACATTATTTTAATTGGAAGTGATTCTATAAGAATGACAATTGCATCAATTAATTCCGATACGTCAATGACTGCAACAAAAAAATCAACAGTAACTTTATCACATCAAGATTTTTCTAGAGAATGGGAGTTTGCAAGTCAATGTCCCGCAGATGAACCATCTACATCAGATTGGGCTGAAAGTATTGGTGCAGAAAATGATGAAATTCATATAGCAATAGTAAATTCAGATGGTAAGTGGGGAATAACAGGATCAGAATCTAAAGCAGGTGATGTTTTAGAATTTATTACTAATGCTTCAGTAGCAATCAATCATGATGGTGGAAAATATTATAAGACTTTAATTAATAATAGCTCATATTGTTGGTTTATGAATCATCCTCAAAATACTGGTGAAACAGTAAGTGATACAACTGAATCATCTTGGGGATCTGAAGCAGGGAATGGAACAAAGTTTCCATCTTCTGGAATGAGACAAACATGGGATTTTAATGGTGGAGTTGATGGGACTGATATTTCAGATGGAGATTTAATTAGAGGATTTGATAGGTTTAAAGAACCTGTAGATTCTGACATTTCGGTAATATTTACTGGTGCAGCAAGCTCTGCAGTATGTAATCATGTTATTTCTTCTGTAGCAGGATATAGAAAAGATATTATGGTATTTTGTTCACCAGAATTATCAGATGTTTTAAGTGAAACAAATCAAGCAAGTAATGTGATAGATTTTAGGAATAAATTACCTAGTTCTTCATACGCTTCAATGGATTCTGGTTGGAAAAAAGTAACAGATGGTTCATTAACAAGATACATTCCTTTAAATTCTGATTGTGCTGGATTAGCAGTGGAAACTGAAGATGCTTTTGGTGCATTTTATTCACCAGCTGGATTTACCAGAGGACAAATTAGAAGTGTTGTTGATTTAGTTTTTAATCCATCTGCTGATGACAGAGATAGAATGTATAAAAAAGGTGTTAATTCAGTTGTTAGATTTCCAGGACAAGGAACAGTCTTATTTGGTGATAAAACATTATTAGCTAAACCTAATGCATTTGATAGAATTAATGTAAGAAGACTTTTTATTAGTTTAGAAAAATCTATATCAACAGCAGCACAGCAATCATTATTTGAATTTAATGATGATTTTACAAGATCACAATTCACTTCTATTGTTGAACCTTTTTTAAGGGATATTCAAGCGAGAGGTGGAATTACAGATTTTCTTGTAGTTTGTGATGAGTCAAATAATACTCCTTCTGTTATTGATAATAATCAATTTGTTGGTTCAATTTATGTCAAACCAGCTAGATCAATTAACTTTATTGAACTTAATTTTGTTGCTGTTAGAACAGGAGTAGAATTTAGTGAAGTAGTCGGTCAAAGATAGGAGAATAACAAATGGCAAGCGCAGGATTTAGTATAGAAAGCTTTAATGCGGCAATAAAAACGTCTGGGGCAAGAGCTAATTTATTTACAGTTAAATTCAGTGGAATTAATCTTAATTTAGGTGTAGGTGATTTATTGGAAAAGGCTGGTGATAACGCAACAAAGTTTGAATTTTTATGCAACGCTACAACTCTTCCTGGATATGTTCAGGGAGAGGTTCCTGTATCTTATTTTGGAAGAACAATTTATTTTGCTGGTGATACAACTTTTGGTGATTGGTCAACAACAATTTTAAATGATGAAGGCATGAAAATAAGACATGGAATTGAAAACTGGATGGATAAAATTAATGGTGTAACAGAAAATAAAAGAGATGATGCAGTTGGTATTTCTCACAGTGGATTAACCGCTGAAGCAACAATCGAGACATATAGTATTGATGGTTCTAACAAACTTCAAGGTTCTACAGAAACACCTATAACAAAAGTTGTATTAAAAGGTGTTTGGCCTAGCAATGTATCACCAATAGAATTAAGTCATGATGCGTCAAATACAATAGAAACATTTACTTGTACGTGGCAATATCAACACGCAGAACATAGTTAAAAAGGAGTATTAATGGCATTTTCAGTAGATGAGATAAGGGGCGCACTAAACAAAGGTGGAGCAAGACCAAATTTATTTGAGGTTATTATAGCTGATACATCCTTTACTCTTGATAATCATTATATGGTTAGATCAGCACAGTTGCCAGGAACAAATTTAAATGTTATTCCTATTAATTGGAGGGGAAGACCTTTAAAACTTGCAGGAGCAAGAACATTTGATCCATGGACTATGACTATGATGAACGATGATGGTAGATTTAGAACTGCTATTGTAAGTTATATAAAAAGTATGTCAGGAAATGAAGTTGGAGAAAGATCAGTTGCTGAAGGTGGATACAAATCTTCAGGAAGTACTAATACAACTGAGAATGATTATATCAATTTGATTGTTAGACAACTTAATAAAGATGGAAGCACTGATTCAGATTCAACTTACACATTAAAAAATGCGTTTCCTGTTGCGTTAGGTGATATTTCTTTAGATTGGGGTACAGAAGGATTTCAAGAATATACTGTTACATGGAGATATGATTATTTTACTATTGGATCTGGGGATGGTCTTGACGGAACTGACGGTACCGGGGGCTGATGGAATATTATTATGGGATTTAGTATAGATGATTTTAGGACAAAGGGATTAAAGTATGGAGGTGCTAGACCCAACTTATTTGAAATAGAATTAACTTTTCCATTTCCATCTTTTAGTGAAACGAAATTTCAAGCAAAATCAACTTTTCTTCCAGCAACAATAACTACATCAATAAATGTTAATTATCTTGGAAGAAATTTTAAAGAACCTGGTGAAAGAACATATCCTCAATGGACTGTTACATTTGTTAATGATGAAGATTTTAAATTGAGAAATGAATTAGAAAAATGGTTAGATTATACAACAGGATCAAATAAAGTTGGTATGACTTCTATAACTTCTTTTGAATCAGTTGCTCCATCTGGACCAATATACTCCACAAAATCATATGTGGGAAATGCAAAAGCCATACAATATTCTAAAAATGGTAATGCAATAAAGGCTTATAATTTTGTAGATATATATCCTGTGACGTTAACTGATATTGCAATGTCTTGGGATTCTACAAATCAAGTTGAAGAATATTCTTGTACATTTGATTATCAATATTATGAAACTAGTTATGATACAGTGAATCCCACTGAGTCAATAAACTATAATAGTGGTAGTGATTACTACAGAAACAATTTATAGGAAATTATATTATGGCAGAATTAAATTTATTTGGATTTAAAATTGGTGGTAAAAAGGAAGAAGAGAAACCTTTATTAGCTTTTGCTAAACCTGATGACTTAGAAGGCACTTTTGATATAGCATCCAATTATGGTATGTCTGCTGGTGGTGCTTATGGTACTTACATTGATATGGAAGGTACTGCAAAAAATGAAGCGGACCTAATCAGTAGATACAGAACAATGGTTCTTCAACCAGAAGTAGATCAAGCAATTGATGATATTATAAATGAGTCAATTATAACTGGAAGAGATACACCACCTGTTTCAATTTCATTACATAATTTAAATGTTAATGATAAAATAAAAGACAAAATACATAATGAGTTTTCTGAAATTATGAGACTCCTTGATTTTGATAATAGTGGATATGACATTTATAGAAAATGGTATATTGATGGTAGAGTATATTATCAATGTGTTATTGATCCAGCTGAACCAACCGCGGGTATTCAAGAATTAAGATATATAGATCCTTTAAAAATTAGAAAAGTAAGAGAGAAGAAAAAACCTGATGAAAAAGTTCCAGATGGTTCAAGATTAAAAAGAGATTTGTCAGGTGAATATTATGAATATTATCTTTATAATGATAAACCTCTTATTGCTTCAGCAAGAAATTCAATGGGAGGGGGAAGTACAGGAGATTATAATAAAAAATCATTAAGAATTGCTCCTGATATGATTGCTTATGCAGGATCTGGCGTAACTAATGCTGGAAGAAAAATGGTAATATCCCATTTACATAAAGCAATCAAACCACTTAATCAATTAAGAATGATTGAAGATTCAC